GGCCTGGTGACCATACACCAAGCCGTTCACAGGATTGTGTGCATGAAAGATATAGTGCTTGGGTTGTTGCATGCGATCAGGTTGCCAAGACCAGTCAAAATCTCTAGTGACTTCTAGTTTGGCAAACACAGCAAAGAACCAAGGTGTGCGACTGTGCCTAGCGGCCTCTTGATATGCTGCCACACGTCCGTTGATGCCTGACACATGATGTATGCGATTTTTGTGGTTTTGTTCTACTGTGAATTTTAAATGTTCAAAATAAACATTGGCATTTATTTCACCGTTGCTGATGAACACAATATCCAACACTGAGTCTTGCAATATACGCTGTGTGCGGTCTATGTACGGATAGTCATACAACTGTGTTTTGATATACGGAACAGCAGTCCTTGGCACCACAACTGAGCCAGCACCATCACTTATGGGCATGATCACTTTGGTTTCTTCACGCCATAGTGAAACATAGTTGAACATTGTACCGGGTATATAATCGTAGTTGGTAAATGTGGCCAAGGGTCCTACCCAATCAGTATTCTTTACAGCATCAACTTGACTGTCACCGTCATGCACAATCACAGGCATGGGTCTACGTGGCACGGCGGTTTTGACAAAATTTACTGAGTACCATTCCAACAATTCTTTCTTTTCAGCACGAGCAGCAAAGGTAGGCACATGCATGTAAAAAGTATCACCAAACTTTTGATTGTCACTGGCAAACACATGCAGCATGGTCTGTTGCCACTGTTCGGGATGCCAGGTAAAATCAAAATCAGTGTAGTCACAAATGCTCGAGCACACCCAAACAAATTCATGTTGGCCCACAAGGCTCTTGGCCAAGCGTATGAGTGTGTCACGATAGTTGTCAAAGTAACGTATCTTTTTAAGTGTGTTTGGAATCTGTCCTGCTGCACCATCCAAGTGATCTATTTCCACAATAGGCACAGTTTCTGCTTCTATCTTGATTTGTATGTTTTCAAGATACTTTGTTTCTGTTGCACCTGGTACTGTGTACATAGGTCCGCCTGTTTTCTGATGCTGTGTGGCAAACTGATACATGTAAGGCGGTTCGCCAGGGTCCGGAACCCAAGAAAAATCAATTTGTGCATGATCCACACCTTGGGGTATGGTCCATAGTGTTTGATCAGGCAACAGCTGGGCACGTGGCCAGTCCACATACTTTACAGCAGAGTCGTTTGTGGCTGCAAGATGTCGCCATTCCACGGTGGGCATGACTTCTGCTGAATGCCATTGATTGCCAAACACATACACGTAAGGCTGATCCCCGGGGTCAGGCTGCCAGGTCCAGTCAAATGTATAACTATGATCAGTTAGATCACGCCAACCTGTGTTCACTGATTTCAAGGCAGCACGTGGGTAGTCCATGTACTTGAGTTCTGTAGCACCCGGCACATGATATTCCACTGTGGGCCATTTCTCTGCGGGCCACCACTGATTGCCAAACACGTAGATGTAAGGTGAATCACCTGGATCAGGTGTCCAACTATAGTCCCAGTCGCAATCTTCCAAGGTGCGCCAATGTTGGCTGTGATGTTCAGGCAACTGGGCTTTGAGTTCTGCAATGTACTTTTTGCCGGTGGCGCCAGGCACACGATATTCCACTGTGGGCATGACTTCTGCTGAATGCCATTGATTGCCAAACACATAGTCATAGGGTGGGTCCGCAGGGTTGGGTCTCCAACGATCAAGTTCTGGTGGCAAGTCTGCTGGGCAGTGCTGATACCATGCTGTGCGATCGGGCACAGTACGTGCCACAAAATCCATCACAAACTTGCGTTCAACAGCGCCAGGTACTCGATACTCTGGTCCCCCTATGTTGTCCCATCCCCATTCCACAGGAAACTCATAGACATAAGGCGGATCCATGGGATCAGGACTCCACTGTGTATCAATGCTGGCAGCATCTATGTAATCGGGCACATGCCAGCACGACTGATCAGCCCGGTGGCGAATTGTCAACTCACTGTGATAGTTTGTGTCTGTGTATCCTGCACGTGGCACAAGGTACACGCCTGAATCAGGTTGATGTTGATTGGGCCATGCATGCCGTTGGTCGGCTTGCCATGGAACAGGTTCAAAAAGCCAATCCCATGTGTCAAGATCCGCTAAGTAGTGTATCCACCAAAAATATCTTGTGCGACTCAACTTCTGTGCATGCTCAATACTTTCAGCCTTGCGCTCATGCGCAAAACGGCCTGGCTTCTTTCCTGAATAAAATACGTCAAACATGATTAGAATAGATGAAATTTACAACAACACATTTTGGCCTTGGCTTAAAAAAAATCATTTTGGCACAAGACTTTGGTGGTGCGAACCGTTTGGTAGAACTGATCCTGACAGCTTAGTTAATTATGGCGGTGATTTATTGACTGAACACAATTATACACTATTATGGGATCAAGAGCCTATTGATTTGAGCATACATCAAATGACATTCGACCGTTTGATCACTCGCAATCAAGACTTGCAGGCCAGATGTGATAGGCGTAACAGGCAAAATCAAATAGCTATCAATGCTGGCTATCACAAGCCCTTGGTCACTGATCGTAAAATAGGTTCTATTATCACCAGTGAAAAAAACAGTGAATATGTACAACAGCTTTGTGACCAATTTGGGTGGCGTCATTATTATTATTTTTTCCACGGTTGGGCAGCACTGGATTGGTATCGAGGGTACGATAAAACTTTTTTGATCCGACCCTGGCAAGAAAGAACCATTAACAAAACGTTTCTGGCACCAAATCGTATTGTGGCCGGACATAGATTGCACAGATTAGAAATATTGTATTGGATCTTTAAATTAAATCTCACAGACAATCATATTTCGTGTCCTGCGGTATGTCCTGCTGAGGACATTACTATACTAGATGCTGTACAACCTCTGAAAAACCTGTATCCTGACATTGAAACAGTTTTTGCTGAACAGTCATTGCCCCGGAACTTTAAAGGCGAGACTGGTCATCCCATGCATTCGTGCTGGCTTAGTTTGTTTGATGAATCTGCTGAAAGTTTGTTATATTTGGTTACTGAAACTGTGGCCACCGGACAACGACATCACCTGACTGAGAAAACGTTCAAACCCATTGCCATGGGCATGCCATTTATCATACTAGGCACACAAGGCAGTTTGAAATATTTGCGCAGTTATGGATTTCGAACATTTGGCGACTTGTGGGACGAAAGTTATGATGATGAACCAGATGATGCCAAGCGCATAGAAAAGATTGCACAAGTGCTAAAAATGTTAGATGGGCTGGAAGAACATCGCCAAGATATATTTGAATCTGCGCATGAGATTATCAAACACAATTGGAATCATTTTTATCATGGCGGCTTTGAAGCCGTACTATGGCAAGAATTACAGGATATGTTGAATGAATTCGAGTCTTAATTTTGTGGCAGATGCCACGGTCAAAGGTAGAATATATCCTGCACTGGCACGCCATCAGGCTAGACCTTACACACAGGCCTGGCGTGAGTTTGGACAGCACTGGCCTTATACCACTCCCTTGAGACTGCAAGAATACTGCGAACAACATTCAGTACCCATCAATATTTTTTCCATACATGATGTGCTACCTCCCAATGCCTTTTACCCCATTGGCATTGGGTTTTTTGATTTTGACATTGATTATTTTGAGTTGTTGGATGACCATGTGCAACAACGTGTGTGCCAGGGTGATTTGCGATTGTTGTTTTACTATCACGAAGGTGACAACCCTGCACGTATCAAAAATCGCTTGGACGCATTGGCCCAGCAACATAGCATGCCCATGGATTGCTATGTGTTTGTCAGTGCAAATTCAGCCGCTGCCAAACTACCTGGATTTGTGACTTTTCATGACTTTGAATTATGGTACTATCAACGCAATCTTGACCGGGCGCCATTGCCTGCACACAACCAACCGAGAGAGCGTGATTTTACTTGTTTGAGTAGAATACACAAATGGTGGCGGGCCACCGCAATAGCTGATCTATGGCAAAGTGGATTGTTAGACAATTCATACTGGAGTTATTGTGAACCTGCTACAGGCGCAGATGACGATTGCCCCATTGAAGTTGACATGATATCCCGATTGAGATATGAGCGCAAGAAATTTCTTGACGGCGCACCATACATCAGCGACGAATTGGACTTTGACCAACGCAACGATCACAGTGTGCTGATTCCCAAATACCATGTCAATAGTTATTGCAATATTGTGTTGGAAAGCCAATTTGATGTGGATCAGTCCAATGGATGTTTTATCACTGAAAAAACTTTTAAACCCATCAAGCATGGACAGATGTTTTTTGTAGCCGGTGGTGCGGGCAGTTTGCAAGCATTACGCGATCTTGGCTATCGAGTTTTTGATGGCATCTTAGACAATGATTACGACCGTGAACACAATCACACTCAGCGTTGGATCACTCTCACAAAGGCCATATACGATGCCAAGCAACATCTGCCACAGTTGTTTGAACAGTGCAGAGCTGACATTGAACACAACCAACAATTATTTCAGTCATCAAAGGCCGGACGTTTAAATACTTTAATTGAGCAAATAAATGAACAACATCGTTAACTCCTATACCAGCTGGCAACCACTTGAAGAAGTCATTGTGGGTTGTGCGTACACACCTGATTACTTTGATTTTATAGACAATGCACAAGTACGCAATCAACTGCAACAAATCTTGGCAGAGACTGACGAAGATCTTGACAATCTTGTCAAGACCATTGAACGTTTTGGTGCTGTGGTCAGACGTCCAGACTTGCCCAACAAAGACAGTTTTATTTGGCATCAAACTGAAGGTGGTGGTGCACCCTTGCCACCACTTACCCCAAGAGATTGGCAAATCACACTTGGTGACAAATTGTTGCGTGTGTTGGCCATGCCAGAGCTAGATAACATTTGCAAACAATATGGCGATGCAGTGGTTAATCCGCATAAAAGTTCATGGGATTCAGATTGTATTTTAAATGGCGCCAGTGCAAGTTGTATTGTACGTGTGGGTCGTGATGTGTTTTTTGACAACAGTGATTTTTTGCGCCCAGATCAAACTCGTTGGATTGTGGACAATGTATTAGGGTCTGAATATCGCATACACGAAGCCATTACAGATGGGCACGGTGATGCTGTGTTTGCTATTCTCAAGCCAGGTGTGTTGTTGTCAAGCAAGCATGATGTAAACTTGAACTTGGCTGCAGACTTTCCAGGCTGGGACGTTTGTAAGATATGGGATAGTTCAATCTGGGCTGCCATGGAAGTGGGCAAGTTCAAATACGAGCAAAGCCCAGGTGCATGGTATGTGCAAGGACAAACACCCACGCCAGAGTTCACAGACTTTGTGGACACTTACCTAACCAAATGGACTGGTTTTGTTGCAGAAACTGTGTTTGATGTCAACTGTTTGGTATTAGATGAGTCACACGTGATATTCAGTGCATACAATAAAGAAGTGTTTGACTACTGTCGCAAGCATCGTATTGAACCTATTATCTCAGAACTGCGGCACAGTTATTTTTGGGATGGTGGTATCAGTTGTTGTACACAAGACATTCGACGTAGAGGCGGACTAGAGACTTATCTCTAAGGATGTCCGTCAACATAAAATCTGCCAGCTGTATCGTCAGGGCCTAGCACAGGAGTCATTGGCAACTCTCCTAGCGTTCTAGGCCAGGCCAATATACTCATCAATGCTGTACCTCCAAATACATTGTCTGCGTTGTTGGCAAAATTTGCAGGATTATAATTGTTCACTTGCGCCCAATAAAACCTATATCTATCTTCACTCAACAACAAGTATATGTCTCTAAGGTGCCGTGATTCATGTGCTTCATAGTAGATTACAGGGCAATGTTGTTGTATGATTTGCTCGCAACCTTGCAGTACTTGTAATTCATGTCCTTCTGCATCAATCTTGATGAAGTCCGGTGGGTCCAGCCCAGCAGTATCTAAATCAATAGCAGTGACCGCAATTCCTGTGGTGTGGTCAACAATGTTGACAGCACCAAAGTTGCCAGACTGATCAGGATCATAATCTGAAATGTAACAAGTTGTCCTGCAGTTGCTCACTGCATATTGTCCTAAAAAAATATTGTCAAAATCCTCAGTATTTTTTTCCAACAATGCATAGTTACCTGGATGCGGTTCAAATGCATACACACGTTTGACCCGTGTGGCAAATGCTGTGGTATGATATCCTATGTTGGCTCCCACATCATATACCACAGCACTATCAGTTAAAAAACTCAGTAGAAAATCAATTTCGCATTGACTATACTCTCCGTACCGTTCAAGGCTGGCACCAATCATAAGATCATTGCTGTGATACCAAAATTCATTGCAATATCGAGTTTTTGTAGATTCGATCATGAATACACCGTTACCCCATACAGCATTTCAAATCGATCAGCATCTGCACGATCGTTGACCATGGGCTCGCCACGTATGTTCAAACTGGTATTCAACAACATGGCACAACCTGTTTCAGCGTACCATGCT